TGCAGGACAATTCTTACAAGCCTTCAAGCCGTCCTGAGTTCTACCTACCATATCCTCCAGGTTCAAACGACAAGCCATTTATGTCATACGAAGACTTGTCAAAAGGTGCTAACGGTGCCTACCCAAAGGGTAAGAAGTAATGAAGAAGAAAGCCGCTGCTAAGAAGGTTGCCAAAGTAATGAAAGAGTTCAAGGGTGGCAAGTTACACTCTGGCTCAAAGAAGGGACCTGTAGTCAAGTCCCGTAAGCAGGCTATTGCTATCGCAATGAGCGAAGCAAAGATGGCTAAGAAGAAGAAGTAATGTCATCTGGCAAATACAAGCGCCACGATGGATTCAATTCAATTCAGATTAGAGATGGCCTGGTGGTACGTCTAAACAAGAACGGTACCATCAGAGCCACTCTTGGAAAGTATGGCGAATATGGCAAGCAAAAAGGACCCAAGGCTAACTAGAGCCGGAGTATCTGGTTTCAATAAACCTAAGAGAACTCCAAGTCACCCAACTAAATCACACGTTGTGGTAGCCAAAGAAGGAAGTCAAGTAAAGACTATCCGCTTTGGTCAACAGGGTGTAACTGGCGATAAGAAGCCAACTGCTAGACAAGCATCCTTCAAGGCTCGCCACGCAAAGAACATTGCCAAAGGAAAGATGAGCGCCGCATATTGGGCAGACAAGGTGAAGTGGTGAAGAAGAAAGCATTCTGGGATACAGAGAACCCAAAGAAGAGAAGCAAGAAACTAACACCAACACAGAAGACCGCAGCCAAGAAACGCGCTAAGGCAGCAGGTCGTCCATATCCAAATTTAGTAGATAACGCAGCAGTCGCTAAGAAAAAGAAGTAAGGAGTCAAGGTGGCAATAAATCCTAATTCAACTCTCAACCAAGAACTAAACCGTCTTGCTAATGGCGGAGCCACCTATCGTTCACCTTCAGAGATGGTTGATATGGCTCTGGCTGCTCGTCAGTGGGCTGCTGCTCGTGCAGTAACTACACAACATACTGACACTGTAGGAGTTCTAAATGATATTGCGGGTCTTACGGGTTCTGCGAATACCCATCTTGATTTTAGTGGTGTATGTAATTACATCGCTGGCACTTCTGGCTTGGCTGCAGCGGCTGCTCTCAGACAGGTCGCATCCTGATGAGTGCTAAATATAATCTAACCTGCGACCAGGCAACCACATTTAATTTTCAGTTTCAGATTCTAAACGATACAACTCCTTGGAATCTAACTTCTTATACTGGAACTATGACAGTAAGACCATTCGTTGGTGCATCAAATACAACCCTTGTTGCATCTACATCTAATGGCTATATGGTTTTAAGTCCTACAGATGGACGTATCAATGTAACAGTCCCAGCATCTGTTACTGCCGACATTGCATCTGGTAGGTATTCATATGATTTGGTACTTGACTCTGGCGGTACCGTAACAAGAATTCTTGAAGGCAAATTCGTTGTGACAGGAGCAGTGACTACTTGACAACAATAATTGTTATTGAATCCATCACACCGCAAGTAGGCGTAGAATTATCTAATGACCAAGGACCGCAAGGTATCCAAGGCGTCACAGGTCCGACCGGACCTACTGGTCCTACAGGACCTGCTGGCGTTGGGGTTACCGGTGCTACCGGAGCGACTGGCGCAACGGGCGCCACTGGTCCACAAGGAGCAACAGGTGTTACAGGAGATACTGGTCCGACTGGGGCTACAGGCCCGCAGGGAGACACTGGTGCAACCGGACCCGTTGGTGCTACAGGCGCAACGGGCGATACGGGAGCAACGGGTGCAACAGGACCTCAAGGTATTGCAGGAGACACGGGAGCGACTGGACCGACTGGTCCGGTAGGAGCGACCGGTCCAACTGGACCGCAGGGTGATATAGGTGTAACCGGTGCCACAGGTCCACAAGGCGTAACCGGAGATACAGGCGCTACAGGACCAACTGGTCCTCAAGGTGCGACTGGACCTGCCGGAGATGTGGGTGCTACAGGCCCTGTAGGGGCCACAGGACCTACCGGACCGCAAGGAGTGACTGGAGATGTCGGACCAACAGGTCCAGCAGGCGCTACGGGCGCTACAGGGCCTCAAGGCCCACAAGGTGATGTCGGTGCTACGGGACCTACGGGTCCAGCGGGAGCAACCGGACCTGTCGGAGCAACTGGACCACAAGGAGTAACAGGTGATATTGGACCTACTGGTGCTACTGGTCCCATTGGGGCTACTGGCCCTGCTGGTGACGTTGGCGCAACTGGAGCGACTGGTCCTCAAGGGCCAGCAGGAGATATTGGAGCAACAGGACCGACAGGCCCTGCAGGTGCGACAGGCCCAACGGGACCTACAGGTCCTGTGGGAGCAACAGGAGCCACTGGTCCTGAAGGACCCACTGGAGTAACTGGCGCTACCGGACCAGGGGCAGATGCAATTCCAGTATCTTTATTCTTGGGTGGTATGTGAAGTTTAATGACTACTTCCCCAATCCTGTAGTTATAAATCTAGATAGAAGGCAAGACCGGTTAGAACGATTTGACCAACAGGCTAAAGCCTTAGGTATTAGTTACACAAGGTTCAAGGCAGTAGAAGCAGTAGACCCAAGACTTGGTTGCAAACTAAGTCATATCTCAGCACTAAGTATGTGCAAGGATGACATAGCGTTTGTGTTTGAAGATGACTCAGTCTTCGTGGAAGACTTTCATCAAAAGTTTGAACAGGCTATGAACTCGGTCCCAAGAGACTGGAATATGCTCTACCTTGGAGCACATTTACTTCAGAAGCAACGGGTCAATGACCAGTGGTTTAGAAGCCTAGAGTGTTCTTCAACCCACGCTTATGCGGTCAAGAAGGAATACATACCTAGACTAATCAAGCAGGCTATGAGTATGGATGGGCATACCGATGTATCTTTTTCAAGCCTTCATAAAGAGATTATTGCCTATGCTGCCAGACCTACCTTGGTCTATCAGGGAGCCTCATATAGCGACTTGCTGGGTAGTGATGTTGACTATACCTACTTGTATTTCTGATACGATTGTGGTATGAGATTCCACGTCGTAAGTCTACCACATACCCAAACAACTAAAGATTTTGCTAACTGCGCTTATACCGAAAAGGTACGCAGGTTCTGCAATATGATGACTAACCTCGGTCACGAGGTTTATCTATATGCTGGCGAAGAGAATGAAGCCAACGTAACTGAACTAATCCCTTGTATTACCGAGACACAACGAAGAATCGTTGTTGGTAATAAGCCATATGTAGAAGCACCGTTTGATTACAAACTTCCGCATTGGGAGAAGTTCAATGGGAATGCTATTAAGCAAATACGTAAGCGTCTCAAAGACCAAGACTTTATCTGCTTGATTGCTGGTGCAACTCATAAGCCGATTGCAGATGCGTTTAAGACTCATATGTCAGTTGAGTTCGGAGTTGGATACTCTGGAGTATTTTCACAGTACAGAGTGTTCGAGTCTTACGCTTGGATGCACGCAGTCTATGCACAGTTCAAGAACGCAGCAACAGTAGATGGTCAGTTCTTTGATGCGGTGATTCCAGGATACCTAGACCCTGATATGTTCCCACTTGGTAAGGGTGATGGAGATTATTACCTTTACATTGGAAGAATGGTTCCAAGAAAAGGTGTTGAAGTAGCAGCACATATCTGCAAGACAATCGGTGCCAAACTTATTATGGCAGGACCTGGTGATTACATCCCAACTTATGGTGAGTACATCGGACCTGTTGGACCTGAGAAGCGAGCAGAACTTATGGGTGGCGCTATCGCTACTTTTGTTCCAACGTTATACATAGAACCATTTGGTAACGTAAACATTGAATCACAGGCTTGTGGAACTCCAGTAATTACAACAGACTGGGGTGCATTTACAGAGACTGTAGTTCAAGGAGTTACTGGCTATAGATGCCGAAGCGTAGAAGAATTTATTCTTGCTTCACAGAATGTAAAGAATTTAGATAGGGCTGTTATCCGCAAGAGAGCAGTTGAAACTTATGGCGTAGATGTTATCGCCAAACAATATGAATATTACTTCCAGCGTCTGCTAACACTATGGGGCGATGGTTGGTACGAAAAAGGAAAAGCAGCCGAGGCTATTGAGAAGGCCAAGGAGAAGACAACGGAGGGCTAATGCCTACATTCGACCAGTTGGTAGATGAGGTCAAAAGTAATCTGCAGGGCTACACACTGCGTCAAGACCGCATTACCTATGTCAGTAATACAAATGGCCTAAGCACAACTTCATCGGCTATTACTGTTGGTTCAACATCAAACCTTGCTAAAGGTATTATTGAAATTGATGATGAACTAATTTGGATTGATAACTTTGATAAGCAGAACAATACTCTAAACGTTGCTCCAGGTTTTGGACGTGGCTATATGGGTACTACTGCATCACCTCATAGCCAATATGCTCAAGTTACTTTGGCTCCTACATTTCCAAGAGTCACAATCAAAAAGGCTTTGAACGACACTATCCGTTCTTTGTATCCTAAGTTGTTTGCTGTTGGCTCAACAACCTTTACCTTTAATGCAGCGCAGGTTACTTATCCACTACCTGATGATTGCCGAGAAGTTCTATATATGTCTTGGCAGACCACAGGTTCATCTAAGGAATGGTTACCTATCCGCAAGTGGAGATTTGACCCATTAGCAAATACACCAACTTTCAATACTCAGAAGACTATAAATCTGTATGAGAATATCCAGCCAGGTCGTACCGTAAAAGTTTGGTACACAATGGTTCCAGATACTATGGATGCTAATACAGATGATTTCGTAGACGTCACTGGCTTACCAGAATCTTGCCAGGATGTCATCGTTTATGGCGCTTGTTACCGCCTACTTTCATTCTTGGATGCAGGTCGAATCAATCTATCCTCTGCTGAGGCTGACCTAAACGACACGAAGATACCTTCATCTGCAGGTTCTTCAGTATCCAAGTATGTCTTTGCTTTATTCCAGCAACGTTTACAGGAAGAAGCATTGAAACTTTCTGACCAATTCCCAATCAGAATCCATCTATCTCGCTAAGGAAGTGCAATGACAGTACGCAAGTTTAGTTCTATCAGCGTTGAAACAACGCTTGCATCTGGCATCGGTGCTACTGGCACAACAGCAACTGTGGCTACAGGAACTGCTACTGCTCTATTGGGCGGAGTAACTCTTGGTCCATCAGTTGGTGGTGTTTATCCAGACCAGTTCACAGTTGCCATTGACCCAGATACGACCAATGAGGAAATCGTATTCGTCAATTACGTTTCCGGAGATACATTAACCATTGTTCGTGGCAGAGCAGGTTCTACTGCAGTATCACACGCATCAGGAGCAACAGTTCGCCACGTACTTACATCAGACGACTTAAACGCCTTTGAAGCAGGGTTGACTGGTGGTGGAGGCGCAGGTGCCTCATCGCCAGATTTACTTATGCTAATGGGTGGGTAAACCAAGAAACTAACTAAGGAGAAATAAAAGAAATGGCTACAACTTACAAGGTGCTTGGTCAATCTAACCCAAGTGCAACAACAGCAACAACACTATACACAGTACCTGCTGCAACTTCAGCAATCGTTTCAACTATTGTTGTATGTAATCAAGCAGCAACTGCTGCTACATACCGCATTGCAGTTCGTATCGCTGGTACCTCACTAACAGCAGCACAGTACATTGCATATGACGTATCACTTCCTGCTAATGCCTCAGATACCCTAACTCTTGGTGTAACTCTTGGTGCTACAGATGTAATCACTGTCTATGCCTCATCAGCAACTATGTCATTTTCAGCGTTCGGAAGCGAGATTGCCTAATGTCAACAGGAAGACTACCTTCAACTGATGGCGGTATTCAGCCTACAGTTGTAGATGCAAAAGGAGATTTACTGGTAGGAGTAGCGGCAGACTCTGTAAGTCGCCTAGCAGTTGGCAACAACGGCGAAACACTCGTAGCAGATAGTTCCACCAGCACAGGTTTAAGATGGCAGGGTAACCAAGCCGCTGGTCGTAACGCCTTGATAAATGGTGGTTTTGATATATGGCAGAGAGGAACTTCAGGATTTACTGGTAACGCATATAACGCTGATAGGTGGTATCTAACTCAATCTGGTGGAACTGCAACAGTTAGTCGCGAGTCAACTATAGTTCCAACCGGTGCAGTTTACTCTTTAAAAATTGCTCAAACAGTCGCTAACGGAACTGCTTATATCCAACAAGTTATTGAAACCCTAAACGCAATTCAATTCGCTGGTAAGACAATAGTAGTTTCCCTAGATGCAGCAGCAACAGCATCAACTAATTTTGCCATTGGTGTTGAATATTCAACCGGAACGGATACTGCGGTAACTGGTTCATTTACTAACATAACTGCGACAAGTGGTGGAACAGCAACTATCACATCTACAACTTTTGTCAATTTTAGTGGTGTCTTTGCCATACCTTCTAACGCTAAAACAATCAAAGTCTTTGTATCTGCTGCAATTTCCTCGGGTCAATCGGCTTATTTAGGAAAGATTCAGTTTGAACTTGGGTCAGTGGCAACGCCATTTAGTAGAGCCGGTGGCACACTCGCAGGGGAGTTAGCCGCTTGCCAGAGGTATTATGTCAATTTCAATGCTAACGCAGATGCCACCGACCCGAGAATCGGAATTGGTTTTGCTTCATCCTCAACTTCTGCAGCCTTCCTTATTTATTTGCCAGTTGAAATGCGAACCAAACCATCTACGTTAGATTGGACTAATACTGCGGTAAACGCCATAACCGCCGAATATGCCGTTACAGCATTGAGTTTTACTTCGGCTTGCAACAATCGTGACATTGCAGCGGTCACCGCTACTGTTGCTTCAGGTTTGACAACTAACGCGCCTTATTTTCTAAGTGCGCGGTCATCAAGCAAATTAGGAATTGGAGCGGAATTATGAGTAACAATGTTCGCATCTTAGAAGAAATTGACCCATTGACCGGCGAAGTATCTCAGCACGTCATAATTACAAATGCTGATGGTTCTTTTACGGGTATGACTAAAGAACATTACGATAATTTGGAAGCCGCTAAAAAGGCAAGCGGAACACTCTCATAGAATGATTACTAATATAAACATAGATGAAAGGAGCCATCAGTAATGGCTACAGGAAGAATAGGGGTAACACCAACGCTTGGGACTAGATGGTCCAAGGCGCCTGCTGGTGGAACCACATCACTAAGCGGGCTGGATGATAACTCCGTCGCGCTTGTCTACTCTGTGGGATATGAGCAGGTCTACCGTAACGGCGTCTTGCTATCTCGTGGTAATGACTACACCGCTACCGATGGTAACTCAATCACCCTGATTGATGCCACCATTGCTGGCGACATCATTGAGGTATTTGCTAACGAGTTAGTACCGCTAACAGATGCAATTAGTAAAGGACAGTTCACCGCTAAAGGTGCGCTACTTTCTGCTACTGCTGCATCTACTCCAGCAGTCTTGACTGTAGGAAGCAATGACCAGGTTCTTACTGCTGACTCCACAACTAGCACAGGATTGAAGTGGGCTGATGCTGCTGGTGGAATGACACTGATAAATACCGTAAGTGCTTCTAATAGCGCGACTGTGGAATTCACAAGTATTCCTGCTACTTATAGAAATTTAGTCGTTTACGTTAGAAATTTTAAGCCAGCCACAGACGCGGCAGTTTTATATTTTAGGTTTAATTCTGATTCAACGGCAAATAGACATTCAGACCAAGCAATCGGCGCGTCGGCGACTACTGCTCAAACATTCGGGGGAACTTTTGCTGATATAAGTTTAGGTAATGATAATTCCGTAGCGAATGGCTTTATCAGATTAGAACTGCCTGATTACGCCAACACGACAACTTGGAAAACTGGTTTGTCTTTTGCGATGACAACCGATGAAACAACAACAACATCTTACAAATATCGAAACAGATTAAGTTATTATAATCAAACCGGAGCCATAAGTTCTCTTCAATTTTTAGCGTCATCAGGCAACATTACTTCCGGCGATTTTCTATTGTATGGAGTTAAATAATGAAAAAAATAATCGTTAACTGCGAAACTGGCGAAATTGTCGAAAGAGAACTAAACGAAGAAGAATTAGCGCAATATGAAGCAGACCAGGCGGCACAAGCAGCCAGGGCAGCCGAAGAAACAGCCAAGGCGCAGACTCGTCAAGCCCTGCTAGACAAACTAGGCATCACAGAAGATGAAGCCAAACTATTACTGGGAGGTAACTAATGCCAAATACAACTGCAGTAAGAACCGCACAGGTAGGTGCTGCTTCATTCTTCGCTGGTAAGAACGCTATTATAAATGGTGGTTTTGATATTTGGCAAAGAGGAACAAGTGTAACTGGTGGCAATAATGTTTATACCGCAGATAGATTTTCTACTTTTACAGATTCAGAAACAAGAACTGTAAGTAGGCAAGTTACTGGCGACACTACAAATCTTCCAAACATACAATATTGTGCAAGATTTTCTAGACCTTCTGGAAATACCGGAACTGGAAGATTAATGCTTGGTGGTTGTATTGAAACAAGCGCTACCATACCTTTTGTTGGTCAGACAGTAACAATGTCATTTTATGCAAGAGCGGGTGCAAACTTTTCAGCATCCTCAAGTAATCTTTCTGTTATTCTTCAATATGGAACAGGAACTGACCAAAATGTATTTGTTGGATTTACTGGCAATACAAATTTAGTAAATACTACAAAAACTCTTACAACCACTTGGCAGAGATTTAGCGTAACAGCAACTGTTCCTACTTCTGCTACACAACTTGGGTATCAGGTGGGTTACACTCCAACTGGAACTGCAGGTGCAGCGGATTATTATGAGATTACCGGATGGCAATTAGAACTTGGTTCAGTTCCAACAACTTTCACCAGAGCCGGTGGCACACTCGCAGGGGAGTTAGCCGCTTGCCAGAGGTATTACTACCGCACAGGCGTAGGAAATGGAAGCATTACGGCTGCGGCATACGAACCTCTTGGCTATGGTTCTTTTAGTTCTTCAACATCTTTTGGCGGTCAGGTTGAATTTCCAGTTTCAATGCGAACAGCAACATCTTCGGTTGATTTTTCAAATGTGGCCATTAATGATACCGCTAGCGTTATTGCAGTCACCGCTGCTACTGTGAATCAAGGTGGAACAAAAACTTCTAACTTAACACTTACTGTGGCTTCAGGTGGAACTCAATATCGATTCGGAAGAATTGTTAATAATAATAATACCGCTGGCTACTTGGCTTGGAGTGCTGAACTATGAGTAATGTTACATTTATTGAAGTTGAAGGTAAAGAGTTTGCTATCATTGATAGAGGAAATGAAGAATATACCTCTATGCCTAAAGCCGATTGGGAAGAATTAGAAGCCCAAAAGGAATTAGGCGGAACACTCTCATAGGAGAGTTACCTGTATTACGACCTGAGTATGTCGTTAAACTGCTCAATACTTTTTAGACTAAGGAGAATAAGTGGCACCCTTCGGCAGTGACATCACGGACGATATTCCCTATACGCTTTCCAATCCAGCAGGTTCGATTAACTATTCTGCTACTGGTGAGGCATACGATGTTGCTATTGCTGGTCAGCCATTCTTTCTTCAGACCTCTGATGATACACCTTATCGTCGTGTCACTGCTCAATATCGTAAACAACAGTACGACCAGACCAGAGAAGCAGGCGAACAGTCTCTTACTGGTTGGTGGTTCCGTAGCCAGTCATCATTCCACCTTGGAATGGGTATCAAGTACTTTGAGCCAGCACAGGATGAAGGACTTAGGTTCCAGTACACCGAGTCTAAAGGTGTTGATGTTTGGGACAAAGGTCAAGTAACTCTTATCTATGATACTGATGCTACGCATTACACAACTGCTCAACTAAATCCCAATCTAAGACCAAACCAGTTCCTTCGTTCTATTCAATGGGACCAGTTGGCATATACCGGAGCAACTACAAACAATACCTACTATGGATGTTTGATGCTTGATGGGTATGACATTGACAAGATTTATCCAACCATTACAGCAACCGTAACTAACAAGGCTCTAACATCTAACGTAGCAACCTTGACTACAAGTCCTGCTCACGGACTAGCAGTAGGTATGGAGATAACAGTTACTGGCGTAGATGCTACCTTCAATGGTACATATACAATCACATCAGTACCTACAGCAACTACTCTTACCTACGCTAAGACTGCATCTGATGTAACCTCAACCCCATCTAGCGGTACTATCACAAGCGATGTTCAGCACTTTGTAGATTACAACTCTGGTACCGATGACAAGGTATATGCAATGTGTGATGATGGAGTTTACTGCTACTGGGTTACTAACGTAACCTCTGGTGGGTCAACTAAGTTGACGATGTATAAGAAGCCATTGACTGGCTATTCAACTGATTCACCTACAAGCACAGTTCAGATGTTCCAAGTTACAGGTCTTATCGTAACCAATGCAGTAATGGAATTTACCAAAGAACGTATTGTTGCCTGTATCAACAACAAGGTTTATGAGATTTCAACTACAGCAACTGCGTTACCTACTGAAGTTTATACCCATCCAGTAGATGACTTCGTATATACCAGCATCACATCAAGCGGTGCTGCTATTTACGTAACTGGATTCTCAGGTACTCAATCTAATATCCAGAAGTTTACGCTTTCATCTAGCGGAACTATGCCTACACTTACCAGCGCTATTACCGCTGCTGAGATGCCATCAGGCGAGCGCATTTACAAGATTGCTTACTACCTTGGCTATATGATGATTGGAACTACCAAAGGGATTCGAGTCGCTGCGGTAGCAGATGATGGCTCTCTAGCCTACGGTCCTTTGATTTGGGAAAATAATCAACCTGTCTATGACTTCTGCTTTAGAGATAGATTTGCTTGGGCTGCAACAGGTGTAGAAGATGAACCAGGTACAGTTCGTATTGACCTTGGTACCCAGATTTCTCCATTGGTATTTCCGTATGCTTACGATACTTACAATGCTACTGGTAATACTGACCACGAAACTACAGCCTGTGCATTTATTGATGGCACAGACCGCTTAGCATTTACAACCAGCGCTACTTCTACTACTAATGGTTCTGTTTATATTGAATCAGATAGCAGGTATGTATCTTCAGGCTATCTACAGACTGGCTTTATCCGATATAACACCTTGGAACTAAAGCGATTCAAGTTCCTATTGCCACAGTTTGACACAACCAACGGCAGTATTGAACTCAAGTCCGTAGGTGAAGATGATACAGAATATGGCTTGGGTCTATTCTCGCAAGGAGATACCGTAGGTGAGATTGGTATTGGTTACCCATCTACACCGCAGCAGTATCTTGGATTCAAGTTCATTATCAATCTAGGTAATGATGATACAAAGACACCAGTATTTACCGGATACCAGACCAAGGCTTTACCTGCTGTTCCACGTCAACGCTTGATTCAATACCCACTAATCTGCTTCGACCACGAGATGGATAAGTTTGGCGTAGCAGTAGGATACGAAGGTTCTGCTTGGCAGAGAATGCAACAACTAGAAACCATTGAGAACAACGGAGATACTATCCGTATTGAAGATTATAGAACCGGTGAATCTTATATCGGTCTAATCGAAGAACTAGATTTCATCAACCGTACACCGACTGATAAAAGATACTCAGGTTTTGGTGGCGTTCTGTTGGTGACGATAAGAAGCGTATAACACTATAAGGAGCCAGAGATGACCCCTGCTGATTGGGCTGGATTAGCCGTGTCCGTAACTACCCTTGCTGGTGCTCTAGCAATGGGAGTAAAACATCTAACCAAACATTATCTATCAGAACTGAAGCCCAATGGCGGTTCATCATTGAAAGATAAAGTCAATGCCTTGGAACACAAGGTAGACTTGCTGACTGACTTAGTAAAGGAAGCAATCAAGCGATGACCCATTGTCTCCACGTATATCAATACGTTGGAGCAGAGGTATGTCCTCACTGTGGTAGAGATACCCACGAGCCTGATTTTGATAAGCAAAATAAAATCAATAGAGACTGGTTGAAAAGGAATCCGAATGCCTGGAGAGAAGTTGGATGGTGGTCAATATGAAGAAGGTAGTCAAAGTAGCAAGTCCTGCTGCAATCGCAGTGTTGCGACAGGCCAGTGCTCTTGTTCCGAAACGCAACAAGGCGAGCGATGGACTACTTCCTTCTGCTGCGCACCTAAAGCAATCACCGAACTCAGACCACAACACGGGGCTTGCTGCTGATTTAACTCACGACCCACATAGTGGTATTGACTGTGGCGATATATACGAGAAACTAAAGGACGATAAGCGAGTCTCGTATCTGATATTCAATGGACGTATCTGGTCTGCTGAGAAGGGTGACCGTAAGTACACCGGACCTAACCAGCACGTCAAACATCTACATATTTCAATCAAGGAAAAGTATGCCAAGGATACAAGCCCTTGGTTCCCTTGGTTGGGAGAGCCTAAGACTGTCAACGTAGTCAAGGCTGCCCTTCGTAAGAAGGCAAAGAAAACAGAAACACCAAGTCCTAAAGGAGACTAAGTGGACAAGTTAATCAAGAAACTAAAAAGCAAAGAGTTCAAGGCTGCATTCAAGTCTTATCTTCGCGCTGTATTAGCATCTGCCGTAACAATGGGCATCGCTCTGGCTACTGATGTAGCACCAGAATACGCAATCCTAATCGGTGGTATCACTGCACCACTTGCAAAGTGGGCAGATAGAACTGAGCAAGAATTCGGTTTGAAGTAGTTATATAACAAGCGCGAGGCAAGGCCCCTGGGAGAAATCCTGGGGGCTATTTTTTATGCCCTTATTCAGGTTTATCTACTGGACAAGGCGCTTTAAGTAGGTTACCGCAGTTAGCACATTGAACATCAAGTGCATACCAACAGATGTCATAGTCTTCAAACTGAACGTAGGTATTGAATACAGTACAGCCACAAACACAGGCGTGTGTCGGACCAATGGAACGCAAATCAGATGCCTGTATCGGCGGTAGTGTTGGTCTGTTTTTCAACAGCCGGAGTAGACGGAGAACCACACTCTGCTCGGCTAGGCGCGTCGAGCGCCTCGCAGTTGGGAGAGCGCCGGTCTAGCGCTAGGCGCTCTCTTTATATTCGCTGACGCTCATATTGTAGAAAGAAACGGCGTGTCACTGGATTAGACACGCCGATAAGTAGTAAACTTTTTTCTCCGAAGGAAAGGACTGCCGATTACTACGCTCGTTGGAATACAGTTAGATGACCGGTGCATACTAGCAGCAGATTCCCAAGTCACCGAAGATAATCTCCGGACTATATCCACAGCCGTGCCGAAGATAGTCTCGGTTGGAAAGTATTTACTTGGAATCGTAGGAGATTCAAGACCTGGAGATATTCTTGCCTACAACTGGACTCCGCCGGTTTACAAAGGCGCTGACCCTGTTCACTGGATGGGTAAGAAAGTCTTGCCATCCATAATAAAAGCATTCAAAGATAATGGATATGACCCATATGAAGCAACAAAAGATAAAGACGCAGGGTTCGACTACCTTGTCGCGTTTGCTGGCAACCTATTCCACGTTGCGTGTGACTTATCGTTCATCCAAAGTAAGTTGGGAATCTACGGTTTGGGGACGGGTGGTCAGTTCGCTCTTGGTTATCTTGCTGGCTTACCTACTTCTAACCTCATTGTAAAAGCAGAGCAACACGCCGAGAAAGCAGTTCAACTAGCGTCGGTGCTTGATGTCAATACACATCCTCCAATACAATTAGTTTCTCAAGAGAGGGTGTATCAATGACACACGAGGAACTTGTTGCCAAAGTTGATGGCGCATTACTTGCTGTTGTAAATCTACATTCTCCTGAGGGTAAGCCTGACCAACAATGCAGGAACTGCAAGCGGTTCTATCCTTGCCATACGATTCAGGCAATCATCAAGGAACTGCAGTGAAGAAAGACTTCAGCAGATATACGATTCATCTGAACAGATATTATTTAGAGAACTGGTCTATTGGGATTGACTTCTATAGGGTATATAGATTTCCGGAGTCAGTGCTTAGTGCTACAGTATTCCAAATCAGTTTCTTATTCGGTAACATTACATTGACGAGATGGCAGGACAAACTATGGACATCAAAGAGTTATTAGTAAAGGCGTTACACGCCAAGGAAAATGCTAGACCAAGGTCTACGCAGATACAGGTAGGGCCATCAGAGTTGGGTGGCTGCCGTCGTAAAGTCTGGTACAAACTAAACGACCAGCCAGAGACTAACGATAATGAATTGAAACTAGCAGCGATTATGGGTACTGCTATTCATAATGCTATTGAGAAGGCTTTAGATAAACATACAGGAGTGATGCTTGAATCCGAAGTTGAATACAACGGAATGAAAGCACACGTCGATTGCTACCTACCGGACAGCGGGGATGTAATTGACTGGAAGACAGTAAAGGCTAAGAACCTTTCCTATTTTCCTTCGGAACAACAACGCTGGCAGGTGCAAACCTACGGCTACTTAATTGAACAATCTGGATTGGGGAAGGTTCAGAATGTTCATCTAGTCGCTATACCAAGAGACGGTGATGAGAGAGATATAAAGGTCCACTCAGAGAAGTACGATTCTTCTATCGCTCTAGAAGCCCTCTCTTGGTTAGAGGCTGTCAAAGAATCACAGGTAGCACCAGCACCAGAACGAGATGAATCTTATTGTAAATTTTATTGTAAATACTATGACGCAACTGGTGAGATTGGATGCGTTGGTATAAAAAAAGAACGTACAAAAACTGAACAAATAATAATCGAGGATTCCGAAGCAGATAAAAATGCTTTGGAGTATTTGCAACTGGATGCCAAGATAAAGGAACTGACTGAACGAAAGGAAGGACTCAAAGAGTCGCTTGCTGGATTACTCGGTGTTACTAAATCTGGCATCCAAGTGCAATGGTCTTCAGTGAAAGGAAGTTTCATTGTTGACAAAGAAGAAATACAAAATAAACTTGGATACATTCCTGGCAAAGAAGGCAAGGAATCTACAAGAATAACAGTCAAACAAATAGGAGGAACTAATGTCTGAGACTACAAAGTTTCAGGCTAACTTCAAGTTAGCAGACGGAACTCTAATCAATGTCTATGCAGATAATGCACAAGATTTTGAAACTCAGTTAGCAGCAACACAAGACTTGACAACACTGATTCACAGTGTGAGTCAATCTCTCGGCAGCGCTGGACCGGCTAAGACCTTTCAGCGTAATTATGCTCCGAGACCGCAAGTATCCGCAGGCGCACCAGCAACACCAGCGCCAGCAGTAGAAGAGGGCAAGGCTCCAACTTGTTCTCACGGACCAATGGTTTACAAGACTGGGACTAACGCAAAGGGTCCTTGGAAAGGCTGGTTATGCAGCGCACCAAAAGGTGCAACTGATAAGTGCGCTCCAATCTGGTCGTGACTAAATGCGTGAGCCACGTCAGTACGAGGCTCCGCTATGTGCGCAAGTCGGTGGAGACATCTGGTTCCCTGAACAAGGAGGAGACCATACGGTTATCAGTACTGCAAAAAGTATCTGTAACCAGTGTAACCACAAACTTGAATGTGCTGAATGGGGTATCCATTACGAAAGATTCGGCATCTGGGGAGGGCTTACAAACTTCCAACGAAATGCAATACGTCGCAAACGTAAAATAAAATTACCGAGGGAAAAGCGAGAGGACATTGCTAAGATTACACAAGGCTTGGGCAACCACGCAGATGAAGGCAGAACCACTGCCAGAAGTGTGGCAAGACCTAGCAAGAAGTGAAGTAAAGTTCCGCAGAGGACAACTCTGTATGGTGGCTGCTGCACCTAATGCTGGTAAGTCTATGTTTGCTCTGGTCTATGCAATCAAGGCAAAGGTCCCAACACTTTTCTTTTCAGCAGATACTGATATATCAACAGTGTCATTGCGAGTTGCATCCGCTTTGTCTTACGAGGAGCAAGTCCGAGTAGAACAAAACCTGCACAAGAATCCAAAGTCATACGATAAGTATTTACGAGACGCATCTCATATTCAATGGGTCTTTGATTCATCCCCAAACCTAGATGATATTGAAGCAGAGATAAAAGCATACGTAGAACTTTATGGAATCTATCCACAACTAATTATCATTGATAACTTGATGAACGTAGTAGCAGAGAGTGACAACGAATGGGCTGGACTACGTGACATTATGATGAACTTGCACGATATGGCTAGGAAGACAGAGGCGTGCGTCCTTGTCCTCCATCACGTCTCCGAAGCCAGTGAGTATGGTTCCCCGACTATGCCACCGCCACGTCGTGCTATCCACGGAAAAGTATCGCAACTACCCTCTGTGATACTAACCCTTGGTTACGACCCGTCACAAGGGTACCTCCGAGTAGCCACTGTGAAGAACCGGTTTGGTCCTCACTATGCCGACGCTTCACAGTGGACTACTTTATTTGTCAGGTTTGCACAATGTGCAATATCAGATAGCAATGCAGATGGTAGAGCGTTGCTTCATATGAACTCAACACAGGAAACTTATGAGTCGGTATAACAAAGTTAAGGGTAGCAAGTTTGAGACTGATGTTATGAAATACCTACGCAAACTAGGTCATTTCGCAGAGCGACTTGCTAAAGCAGGAGCCAGTGACGAAGGTGATATTGTCACCATAATCGCAGGTCAGACCTATATTTTGGAATGCAAGAATCGTAAGGCAATGAACCTTCCGCAGTTCTGGGACGAGGCTCAGACTGAGGCAAAGAACTATGCGAAAGCCAGAGGTCTATCTGCTCCGCCTCCGGCTTTCGTTATAGTCAAGAGAAGACAACACGGAGTAGATAAGGCTTGGGTAATACAATCATTGGAGCAATGGTTAGATGGCAACAGTAATCAAACCGGTAAAGAAATATAAAAGAACATCTTGGAGAAAGAAATATCTAACACAATCCCAGCGATGGGGGAAAGTAGTAATAACTAAAATGCCAATACCACAAGGTGATATAACAACAAGTGAAATCCTAAACACACCAGCAAAAGAAGAACCAAAGAAAGAAGAGGAAAAGAAAGATGAAGAATAAGATTGTTAATACAGATAAGTTCTTTGACAATATATTAGAACTTGTAGTTGATACAGATTTACCTGAAGACAATGCCTACAACTGGGGACTTCATCACGCAGGATTACTTCTTAATGGAGTCAAACCAGAAGACATAATTGATATGCGTATGAGAATGACTATGGGTACAGAGCAATGATTTGTGAAGACTGTATGACAGCAGGCAGTTTCAATACTGCTACTGAATATAAGAAAGCAGAGAACTTTCACGACAAATGTAAAGGAGACTGCGCTTGTCAACACAAGACTGGTCCAGGCTGGTACGTAAAAGCGGGGGCAAAGCCAACGCTGATGCAGACTCAATCCCCCTGACAGCAATAGTTCAACACTATGGTGGTGAGGTAAGAGAGGGTCGGAACGTTAGTGTAAAGTGTTGTATGCACGACGATACAAGGCGAAGTGCAGTGATAAACACTTACGATAACTTATATTTCTGCCACACTTGTGGCAAAGGTGGGACAGCAGTTCAGATAGTAATGGAGAAAGAGGGGTTAGGTTTCAAAGATGCACTCGAACGAGCAAACGAAATCGCTGTTGCAGGCGGTTACTCGGTACGCAGAGGGTCTAGACGAAGCAAGCGTAGCGTACCTAGAAGGACGTGGAATATCTAAAGATGTTGCTGAGCAGTTCTCGCTTGGCACTGTGACCGAACCAATCAATGGTCACGAGCAGTTTGTTGGCTGGCTATCTATACCCTACTTCTCCGCAATGGGTATCTGTACATCAGTCAAGTTCAGAAGAACAGATGAAGGTAAGCCTAAGTATGGGCAACCACTTGGACAGAAACTTCATATCTATAATGTCTCAGACATCTTGGCAGATACAGGATTCATTGCTATCTGTGAAGGTGAGTTAGATGCTGTTGTTATGTCAGGTCTATGTGATATACCAGCAGTTGGTATTCCTGGCGTTGCTGCTTGGAAACCATTTTATTCAAAGTTATTCAATGGCTTTGATAAAGTATTTATATTAGGTGACAATGACCTGAAAGAGGACGGCACAAACCCTGGTGCGGAGTTCTCTCGGCGTGTCGCTAGTGAAGTAGTAAACTCACAAATCGTACAATTACCCCTAGGTATGGACGTGAATGAGTACTACCTCACCAAAGGTGCGGAGTCTGTCAGGGAACTGCTAGGAGTAGCAAAGTGAATGAGCAAGAAAAAGGACCTACAAGAGGCAGCAACATTATTGATGGATATGGGGATGATAATAGTCTCGATAGATTACAAGAGTGGAACGATTACTTGCAAGCCAATCCCAACTCGAAGGTAGATGATGAGTTCATTACCAATGTTTGGCGAGTCCTTGACTCAGCCGGTAATCTGCTCATCCGCAAGCATCACGATTACGGTCCGAAGAATGTCGCTCACAGTCCAGGCGGGCCACTCAATGGACTCCGAGTGCGAATGTGGGACAAGGTTGCTCGAATCAATAACCTCGTTGATAGTAAAGTCAATCCCTCAAACGAATCACTCAGAGATTCCTTCATAGATTTACTGAACTATAGTGCCATAGCAATTATGGTAATTGATAAGACTTGGCCTGAACTACGCAATGACTAAGAAGGAAGAGTTCGACCCAGAGGACAAGGTTTCAATGCGCGATTTTCCTATGGGAGATTTTGAGAGATTTATTCGCAATCAAATTGCTAATGAATTAGAGAAGCAGGCATTTGATGCAATGATAAGTAATGAATATAGTTTCAATGATACTGCTGTTCGTGCCAAGACTTTCTATTATGCTGCTCAATATGTTAGAGGTTTATCTAATGGATAGTTACGAAAGAGTTAGAGATTTAGAAGCACAGGCAGTACTTGATACCTGCTTGAATAAAGAAGAATGTGCCTTGTGTCCATCTATTGCTAGGGATGTGAGGAAGTTTGATACTCTTACTCATAATCATCAGTCGGTAGTGACGATGCTTCTTCTAAATAAGATAAGAAAAGACTTCTATCAAATAAAAGAAGATTATCTACGGGATAGTATTGCCTCTGACTTAGAGGTTGCTGCTAAACAGGCAGCCATAAGAAAAGAAAACGACCCTGACTACGATGATGTAGACCCAAAGACTTTATCCATAGCAGCATCTTATGTTAGAGGTAAAGGATGACCAAAAAGTATTCGTGGTACAAAGCAGATATGAAACGACGAGCGATAGCAAAAGCAAAGAAGATAAAGGCTGACCAGTACATAGATGAGATGAATAAGAGAGCCAACTCCAATGCCACGCAACAGAAATAAAACCTACGCAGAGAACCGCATATCGCGTATCCGTATATACGGAATAGATGTGCCTGATTATGAGCGTATGCTTGAAGAACAGAATGGCGGTTGCTATATCTGTGGCAAGAAACCCACGAAGCGAGCGCTAGATATTGACCACGACCACGAGACAGGCAAAGTCCGTGGTCTTCTTTGTTCTAACCACAATAGAGCACTTGGTTTGCTTGGAGATAACTTACTTCTATTGGTCAGGGCTATGGAATATCTGGTGAAAAACAAATGACAAACTATTTACATCCGACTCTTGATGAGTTAGTTCCTTCAGTTGTCTATACAATTCATAGAAAGTATCGTCAATGGGTAGAGAAAGGTGACCTACTCCAAGAGGGTTGGGCTTTTGTATTATCAAGAGCAGACCAGTTCAATGAACTTCTATCTGATGAGTCAGATATACAGCGCAAATGGAACGAGAAGAAGATTGCTTGGCAGATACGCAGAACCTTAGAACGCTATGCTCGCAAAGAGAAAGCGGCAAAGTCTGGTTATCAGATAAATGATGAAACCTATTACGACACAGTGACTATCGCACAACTACTACCTTTTGTAATCAAGTCCTTTGTATTAGATACTGCCCTTGAACAGAGCCAAGTCCTAGTCAATGATGGCACACCTAAGAAGCCATCTGCCCCTGCTGAAGGTGGCAACCTATTGGCTATGCTTGTTGATATAAAGAAGGGCTATGAGAAACTAGATAAGGAAGAGCAAGACATTCTTCGTCTTAGATATTACGAGAACCATACACTTCAGCAACTTGCTGAGTATCTTGAATGTCACTTCTCTACTGCTGACCGCAGATGCCAGAGCGCACTGCGTAAATTGCAGAATGAAATCGGTGGAGATAGTCCTTACTAATGACTACTAAATCTTCCTTTGACCTAGACTTCTCCTTCGGTAGAGATGGCGAGCAGTTAGTTGAAGACCTGCTAACTGAAGGCAAAAGGATAGAGGTAAAGCGAGACCGCAAGTGGAGCATTACTGGCAATGTTTATATTGAAACCGATTGCTTCTTTACCAAGTCTAATAGTTGGGCGCCAAGCGGATTGTCTGTGACCGAGGCTGAATACTGGGCCTTTGTCTTGAATAGAACTGTGATTATGCTACCGACTGAGGTGTTATGGCAAGCAGTTAGAACCTACGGCAGAGAGATAACCTGCCAGATACCACCTAACTTATCTCGTGGCTACCTTGTAAAGGTTGTTGATTTGATTGAAGCAAGTAAATGATTTACAACTACCGCTGTTCTAATTGCGGTATTGAGTATGAGGTAGAGCGTAGTATCCACGCAGAGTCCTCCTCCCCATCTTGCTCTACTTGCCATACAGAGATGGCTAGAGTTTGGTCTCCTCCTCCTGTTCATTTCAGAGGCAGCGGATTTTATACATCAGATAATAAATAAAGAAGCCCCACTCGAAAGGTAGTAAGAGTGAGGCTTCAGGTAGAGAAGATTAGTTTATCTTCCCCTCCTTGTCAATAGTGATTGCGCTTGTTGTGAAAGGCAAGAGCACGGCAAGGTGTTTGATGGCGGTGTTCAATGTATCTAAGACCTCTAAGTATCTGGATTCGAGGGTTTCTACTTGTTTCTCCAATCCGTTGAGCGATTCCGAAAGCAGAACTTCCTTGTTTGTTCTTTGCGGTATGGTCAAACCTGCTTTCACGGGTCCATAAATCGTGGAGGCAGAACCATTCTCTTCCTCGCCAGCCCCACCCTGCACTAGCGTAAGCCTTGGCGATTCGTTTATTCTCACGCTTCTCCTCCCAAGTTGCGTGACGAACTTCTATCTTCGCTGGTTTGTCTGCTCTTATCCGCACCTCGTTTGTCTTTGGTGCCAGCAAGAACAGGAATGTTAGTATCAATATCATAGTCAATCCAAGCCTTACCTGTTTGTTCATCTCTCTGCCTTTCTTCTTCAAGATACTGTCGGTATAGGGTTGGATACTCCCTTGACAATCTAACTAACGCCCTCTCCCTCGCCCTTCGATAGTTCCTGTCATAAACTACCTGCTTAGTTAGGGTTTCTTTCTTACTCCTCACGATTCAACCTCTCTTCCAAAACTATCAGGGCATAGGCTAGAAGCGTGACCGCTATTACTCCCAAGATAATCACGCGTTCTCCCCCTGTATGTAAAGAGTTGCCTCTATTAGTTTAGTGACATCTATCTTATCAATTAGTAGGTGAGGTTCTTCTATATCCTCCTCATCCCATACGGATACGAACACACGAGCAGATAGCGTTCTCTTATACCACTCAACAGCCTGTAAAGCGCTCGCCCCTCCCCACTCTACCGAACCATCCATAGATTGAACCTCATAGAAATTGACAGGCTTCACGCTACTTCCTCCTCATAGCAATCGCTACATACCCAATAAAATCCACCTTTATCTCCCCAGATAAGGTCATCAGTTGGGAAATCTGATAGGCATTTCTTACAAGTTGATACTGTATTTATCACTTCTTCCCCTCCCTGTATTCGATTAGGTTTGCTTCGTTGAGGGCATTGACCATACGGAATAAGTTCTTTACCGCATCGTTAGTTGCGCCCTCTCCCATCTGCTTCACGGCAAGGTTCTTACATAGGTCAGCCTTTGCCTCGTAGTATTCCTTAGTTGGTTTAGACATTTACTTCCTCCCTTGTTAGTTTGAATTCGCCAAAGTCTGCTACCTCTGACCCGTAGTTATCTCTTGCTTTGTCTATAGCGTTCTCTATCGCTTCAGATTCTGATTCTCCCTCAACAGTTATGTAAGCGGTAAAGGTTAGTTCTACTTCATACTTGCTCATTAGTGTATGTCCTCTCCCAAGTGTTCTTCTAGCGCTCTTACTAAATCATTTACAGCAGGCTCAAAAGGTCTTGCCTCCGCCTTGACATCTTCCTCGCATAGTTCGGCGTGCTTCACCATTAGTTCTCCGTAATGGTCGCCACATACTCCGCACTTCATTTCTTACCCTCTCTCTTTACAACTCCACACGCCTAGGCGCTTTGCCTCTGCGTTCCTAGCATACTTCTCAATAAGGTCGGCATACTTGCCCCTCACTTTATTGTAAAACATAGGTTTAGCATAGCCACCACGGACTAATTCAAGGTTTAGATTTCTCCCTCCCTTGATTAGATACCGCAACTGCCTGCCGTAGCCGTCTTTATTATCTAGAACAGGGTCGCGCTCTAACTTGAACTCGCCCTCTCCCTCCATAAATTGTTGAGTGAATCGCCTCGCCTCCCTCGCATAACAGGTGCCTAGTTCAGGCGTATCTATCTGAACAAGGCGCACCCTCTCCCTCTCTATCACCACAGTATCGCCGTCTATAGCGTAAGGTGTAGAGATAAAGAGAGCAACGGCGAGAGTAATCATTAGACGATAGCCTCCTCCTGCTCATAACTCTCTAACACTTCCCAGCAGTCCTCGCACTCTAGCGAGATGTTATGAATCTCCCCCTCGTTTTCATATCGAGCCACAACTATCTTGTGTCCTTGATGTCGTAGCAATTCCTCCCACTTGCTCACTTGTTGCCCTCTCCTTCTAGTTGGTAGCACTTATCAACATTTCCCCAGCAATACCCGCTCCCCTCCACATACCAGAGGTTAGACGATACTTGAACCACTACATACAGGGCGAGCGAGATAAGTATTACCGCCCGCACCCTCTTGCCTCGTCTTGTGAGTTTCATTAGTTGTCACCCTTTTCATTTTTGAAATAAGTTTCTAAATCTGCCTCGTGGTTTCCCACCCCGTCATCAGTGTTTATGGGGTTAGAATCGCACCCGAAATCATTGTCATCAGTTGCCCAATGTTCAACTCTCGCACCGCTTATAGTGTGGCGGTCGAAGATAGGTTGCTTGCAATGTAAGCATAGAACCTGATTCACGCGGTCACCTCTTCTTCTTCCATAACTGAGGAGAGAAATCCCTCGGCTATCTCCCACCACTCCACGCGATAAAGCGACCCGATGTCATCTCGCATTGTTTGCAGAGCGTCGGGCATTTCTCCGCCATACTCGTCACGATAGGCGCGAAAGTCGAGGAGATTCTCCAGCCACTCTTTCAGATTATCCGCAAGGATTCTTTGCGCGTTGAGTTTGTCCTCTCTCACCGCACTTTTTGCCAGTTCGCGGGCTTCCTCTTGTAGTCCTTCGTCATTCTCTATCCACAAGTTGGTTGCCCACGTTTCGCGGTTCTTCCAGCCGTTGTATTCTTCCATTGTTTCTACCTTTCCTTAGTGGAGGCTAGTTCCTCCCCTCCCCTATGGTAGGCGATACCATAGGGAAAGGCAAGCACTAGACGATTAGCCCTCTCTATCCGTGTCTAGGTCAATATGGAGGCAGATTCTCTGCCCTCTAATTACGCAGGTTGAGCAATTTATGAGAGCCATTACGCGCCCACCTTGAATCCCTTGAAAATTGAATTCTCGCCCTTGTAGGGGTTGTGCGGTAATCTGCCCTCTTGTTGAATTATCGCTCTTGCCCGTAATAGTGCGTAGGATTTTGTCATTTTGTAAAAGGTCATCTCACTCTCTACGCCATTCACTAGGGCGTTTATCTGCCACCCCTTGCCGTATCCGTGAGCGCTTAGACTAGTTGCGTGTAGTTTCATTTCCTTTTTACCTTTCGTTAGTTGGAGGGCTTAGCCCCTCCCCACCGCCCACCGCGTAAGCGGTGAGCGATAGGCAAGGTCTAAGCGTTGAGAGCCTTGAAAGCCTCCATAATCTCGTGGACTTTCTTTTGGGTTGCTACTGCCTCCAAAATGTATTCAATGTGCTCAGGGCTCATAGTGAAATCAACACGAGCGCCGTCTTTAGTTGATACTGTGAAAGTCCAAAAAGAGGATAGTTCTAGAATGCTAATGTTCTTGATGTCTTCGTGGTTTATGTTGATGTTCATTTTGATGTTCTACCTTTTCTACTTTTTGAGCGTAACTTTTACGCTACAAGGAGGACAATACGGCAACCTGTGACAGGTGTCGAATCTGAACACGCGGGAGATTATAACGATTTGATAACAGAGTTATCCACAGGTTTGGGGCTAACTGTTTAGTTGAGGTTGAGGGTTTAGTTGAAAGTTCAACTATCCGACACGACGGGCGGGCGAGATGTCGGGTAGGTTATTAGTAATCGGGAAAAGAGATTACTAAGGAAAGGGGCAATAGGTAGAGGGTGCCTAGGTGGTAGCACTCCCTCACTCCTCTAGTCATCTCCCTATCGGTGGGGGTGGGGGTCAGTTCCCCAGCCACAAGACCAAACCCGGGGGTTGTGAATAGCGGTGTTGGTATAGTTATGTACCCCTTCTAAATATCTGCACTAAACTGAGTTGGGTAGTTTGTCCTATTTTACATACAGTTATTAGTGATTTATACCACATAAACGCGAAATGGGCTATTTTTCGCGCCTTATATATAGTAGGGGAGTGAAACGGACCACCCGTAGTTTCACTCTAGGAGGGGTCGCTTCGTTCGACCACTCCGCTCCCCCTAAGCCGCGCCGAAGGCGCGGTGGTATTGGAGAGCGCGTCCTGCTACCAGCGCTCTCTATATAGTGGGTAGTTTGGTTTACAGCGGGTGAATACTGTCATTTTCTAAAAATTTTTTTTAAGGAACCCAATGTCTAACTCCGTACCTAATCCGAGACAAAAGCAAGACTCGGAAAAGGCCAAGAAGGTTATCCTCTCTGCTATCGCAGAAGGTATGACTGTAGAACAGGCCTGTCAAGTAGCAGGCCGTACCTTAAAGTCCTATGAGTACTATAGACGTACTGACCCTGTATTCAAGTCCCTGGCGGATAGAACTCGGCTAGGTGCACTAGAGAAGAATTTTACGGAAGAGACAGCCAAGGATTTAGACTTCGTAACCTGGCGTAAGAAGTATCTACACCAAGAGACCTTCGGTCATCAGAAGAATCTGATAGATGTCATAGAAGGTAGGGAACCTAGTTGGTTCCATCCGGCGATGAAGTACGAAAAGGGTCTTGCTGAGAACCGCATACTTCTAAACATCCCGCCCAACCACGCCAAGTCAATCACGGTAACCGTTGACTATGTAACCTACAAGATTGTCAACAATCCAAACTTTAGAGTTTTGATAGTCTCCCAGACTCAGCGTCTGGCAGCAGACTTCCTATACGCTATCAAGCAGCGTCTTACCCACCCGATGTATGAAGAACTCCAGCAGGCATATGCTGCAGGTGTCGGGTTCAATACCAAGACTGCTTCCTGGCAACAGACCCGCGTCACCTTTGGTGATGAACTTAGAGAGAGTTCTGAGAAAGACCCGAACCTAGAAGCCGTAGGTATCGGCGGTCAGATTTACGGTAAACGTGCAGATATGATTATCATAGATGACGCAGTTACCTTGAGTAATGCCAATGACTTTGAAAAGCAAATCAAGTGGCTACAGCAGGACGTTAGGTCCCGTCTAAACCCTACCGGTAAACTTATCGTAGTAGGGACGAGAGTCGCTTCGGTTGACCTATATAAAGAATTACGAAACCCAGACCGGTACCCTGGTGGTATCGTTCCTTGGACATACCTTGCAATGCCAGCACTTCTCGAAACTAACGAAGACCCCGACAAGTGGGTTACACTCTGGCCATATTCCGACCAACCATTCGATGGGCAGACTGATGAGCATAAGACAGAAGAAGGATTATATCCGCGCTGGAATGGTAAACATCTTTACGCGGAGCGTCAGGCTATGGACGCTTCAACGTGGGCGCTTATCTATCAGCAGCAAGATATTTCAGATGACGCCATCTTTGACCCAGTTTGCGTCAAAGGTAGCATCGACGGAATGCGCAAGGCGGGTCGCCTCACTCCAGGATTCCCTGGACATCCTCGTGACCTCAACGGCTTTTCTTTTATCTGTGGCCTCGACCCTGCAATGGTCGGTGACACTGCCGCTGTCTGTTACGCTGTTGACCGCGTTAGTCATAAGAGATATATCGTGGATGCTATCAAGATTACGCGTCCAACGCCTGCTCAGATTAGACAACTCATCACTGACTGGACTAACGTCTACGCGCCTTCCGAATGGGTGGTTGAGCGTAACGCGTTCCAATCGTTCCTAACTCAAGACGAAGGTATCAGACAATTTTTAGCATCACGCGGAGTTGTTCTTAGAGAACACCATACTGGCAATAATAAGTGGGATGCAGGTTTCGGTGTTGCTTCTATGTCTACCTTGTTTGGTACAAAGCAACAAGACGGAAAGCATCATAGAGATAATCTTATTCACCTACCGTCAGACCAGACGGAAAATATCAAAAGTTTGATTGAGCAGTTGATTACCTGGTCTCCAACGACTAAAGGTAAGACCGATATGGTTATGGCTCTCTGGTTCTGTGAAATCAGAGCAAGAGAAATGCTAAACGTCGGGCTAAATCAAAAGACACATATGAGTAATCCCTTCCTCAATCATAATGAAAGAAGACGGCAGGTTGTTGTCAATATAGACCAACTGCTGCAAGACAAAGAGAGGCAGTTCATCTAATGGCACGTTCTATTGGAACTTTTGGTGAATCCGGTGGTTTAGGCCGTGGCATTGGACCTTCATATACTTTCAAAAGTACAAAGTCTGGCGTAAAGACTACAGGCTCAATCTCTAAGCCAAAGAAGAAAACCGCAGAAGGAACTTCTTTTAGAAGTAGCGAACTTTCAAAGTCTGAAAGAAAAGCAATCAAGAAACAAAATAAAGCAGCAGATACTATGAAGTCAAAAGACTTAGATGCTGTTGAAAGAGGACAACGGGCTGCAGATACAAAGCGCCGTAAACAAAAACTACGTGACTTGGGCAATATGACAAAGGGTGCTGTCGCAACTGCTGTAGTTATCAAAGCAGGTAGCGAAGTAAAGAAAAAAGCAAACAAGTCCAATAAGAAGAAGTAGGGACAAATGTTATCAGTGAAGGATGTAGTCGCTAAGGTTGACCGCCTGAAGACGAAGTACGCACCACGCGACCAGCGTATGCGCAGCGTGCTATCAGTACGCCAGGGAGACATCTCCAAGGTCTACCCTGCTATGTTTACTGAGGAATACCCAAAGCCTCTAGTTGCAAACTTCATTGATGTTGCTGCTCGTGACCTTGCAGAAGCGATGGCTCCTCTCCCATCGTTTGAATGCTCGGCTACAAATATGGTTTCTGATGCAGCACGTAAAGCAGCAGATACAAGAACCCGTATTGCAAACTATTATGTTTCAGGTTCTGATTTACAAATCCAGATGTACACAGGTGCTGACTGGTTCAACACTTACGGTATGCTTCCAGCAATCGTTGAGATGGATTATGTAAATAACAATCCACGTATTCGCTTGCTAAATCCATTCGGCGTCTATCCTGAGATTGATAGATTCGGACGTACAGTATCTTTGACTCAGATTGTAAACTCTGATGCAGAATCCCTCGCTGCTCAGTATCCTGAGTTCTATAATGAGATTCTTGGTAAGAACCGCGTTGGATACCCAACCACAAAGATGCCAAGCAATACTCCATACTTGACTTTAGTTCGTTATCACGACAAAGACCAAGACCTAATCTTTATCCCAGAACGCGACAATCTAGTTCTATCACAGACTCCAAATCCTCTTGGTAAATGTCTGGCTGCAGTTGCAGTTCGTTCATCTATTGATGGCGAAGCACGCGGTCAGTTCGATGATGTTCTGGCGGTACAACTAGCACGTGCTCGCTTTGCAGTTCTGCAAATTCAAGCAGCAGAGAAATCTATTCAGGCACCTATTGCGATTCCGCAAGATGTGCAAGAACTGGCACTTGGTCCAGATTCAATTATGCGCTCTGCTAACCCACAAGCAATCCGTCGTGTACCGCTAGAACTTCCACCTGGAGTCTTTGCTGAATCTGGTGTTCTAGAACGAGAACTACGTATGGGTGCTCGTTACCCAGAAGTACGCTCAGGTAATCTTGATGCTTCTGTTGTAACAGGTCGTGGCGTACAAGCACTACAGGCTGGATTCGATACTCAGATTCGCAGCGCACAAGCACAGTTTGCTCGTTTATTTACAGAACTTGTAGCACTTTGCTTTGAAGTAGATGAGAAAATCTTTGGCAATATGACCAAGGAAATCCGCGGTAGCGAAGATGGAACTCCATACTCAATGAAGTATGTTCCTTCAAAGGCTATCGGCGGAGAATACGGTGTAGATGTTCGCTACGGAATTATGTCCGGTATGGACCCTAACCGTGCAATTATTGCTTTGCTACAAATGCGTTCTGACAAACTTGTATCACGCGATTATGTACGTCGTGAGATTCCAATGGAGTTGAATGTTACCCAAGAAGAACAACGTGTTGACATTGAAGAAATGCGTGACTCTCTTCGTGTTGCTATGGCTCAGTATGCTCAGGCTATCCCCGCGCTTGCAGCACAGGGTCAAGACCCTAGTACGATTGTTACCCGAATCGCGGAAGTTATCAAGGGTCGCCAAAAAGGTAAAGCGATTGAAACGATTGTTGATGAAGTATTCCAACCAGAAGAACAACCAGTCCCAGCAGAAATGATGGGCGCACAAGTTCCAGCAGCAGGTACGGCCCCAGTTCCTGCCTCGCAGCCAACTCCAGAAAATATGACTGGTGCGGCCCCTGCTGCTGGCGCTCGTCCCGATATAGCAAGTTTGCTCGCGCAAATCGCAGGTT